AGCATGTCCTTGGTTGGCTTCTTACCAGAACCAGAGGCGGCACGGATGTTGTCCCACATACCACGCTTGGACATGGAACCATCTGCTCGTTTGATCATTTTGGCTTTCATGGCTTACTTGCGCTTCTTGGACATCCCCGCCTGAGACATGGCAATTGCCACCGCTTGTTTACGACTTTTCACCACGGGTGCTTTGCGCGGCCCCTTGGGGTCTTGGCCCGAATGGAGGGTTCCAGACTTATATTCGCCCATCACTTTTTCTACTTTCGCTTGCTTACCGGATTTGGTCTTTGGTGTCTTCATGGTAATATTATTTCATGCTTTTGCTGCCCTTGCAACGCCACTTCTTACGGGACAATGCGTTTGGCGAGTTGGGGTCTGACTTCCAGTCACCCTTGATTTTGGCGGAACGGGCGCAGTAGGAGTCGCCCTTCTTCGTGCCGGGTCGGATGCGATCCTTGCCGTCAGCAGCCTTACCTGCCTGCCCGAAGCGTACGGTCTTCTTGCGACCAGTATCGGGGTTGGTGACTACCTTTGAGAAACGCTTTTCCACGATGTTACTTTACGGTCTTGCGCTGTGCTGAGCTTTCAGTGCCGCGAGCCTTGTTCTTGTCGCGAACATAAGCTGTGACATCGGCACGGATTTCTTCCTGTAGCTTTCTGGAGGTTGGAGAATACATTGGATTGCGCTGCAAGTATTTCATCTGCTTCTCCTGCATTTCTCCCTCCGCGATGTTGTAACCACGAAAGTCTCTTGTTTTCTTGGCAATTTGATGTTTAAGATACTCGGTTTTAGGTTTGTAGTTGGGCATATGTTTAGTTGTGGTGTAATTGTTACTGCTGCATGCCTTGGGTTTGCATGCCACCCATCTCCGCAGGAGCCGTGCCGATGCGACCGATCTCTGCGTTCTGGGCCTGCTGGAGTTGGAACTGGTACTGCTCGGCGTATTTCTGGAGTCGCGTTGCGAATGCCTCGTCTGATTGTGCGCGTTGTGCGACATCTGGTTGTTGAACATACGCTTGCACAAGCTGCATTGCAATCTGTGCGCCATTGGGCTGGGCTGGAACCTCGATGCCTGCGAAGATTTTGGCGAGGTCGTCCGTGACATTCTTCATCACCTTCTGCTGCGCTTCCTCTGCGGGTTGCAGGACATAGTCGGCAAAGATCGGGTTGATGCTGGAAGCCGTGAACTCAAGCAACTTATTGACATCCATGATGCCGTTGCGGTCAAGCTGCACCAGAGACACCATGTTTTTCAACTGCGTCTCGGCAGTCTCTGGGTCGTTGCTCTGTGAGTCGAAGTTGACCACGATGCTGAAGTTCTCATCAGCCGAACCCTTGGTCATCACCTGCGGATTTGGGTTGCCAGTAACTTGGAAGAACACCTCATCAGGCCCCATGCGTTGGTATAGTTTCCAAGCAAGGTTCAGGACATCGCGCACATGATCCAAGAACTTGGACACGAAGTATTGCTGCCTCATGGACGAGAGCGGATTGTTAAGGTCGAGACCAACGCTGCGGTCTGCCTGTCCGATCATTGACACCTCGACTTCCACGGAGCCATTGTCGGGTGGTGGGGTCGGCCCCCACTGGATCTCTCCCAAGCGACGATACGGAATGCGTCTGCCCGGCCCCCAGTCGGAGGGTGGCTTGCCAGCCGGGTGCATGAGCGGCGGCAGGGTTGCCAGCGAAGAGCGGTCAACGCGCGAGTCACGCTCGGTCTTGATCTGCAGCTGTGCGCCACGAAGGATGTCCCCGAAGGTCTGAACCTCGTACATGCGCTTCTGGTTATTAGACAAACGAGTTACCACAAATGGATAGTCGTCATATCCGTTAAGCAGTTCGTGCTTGGCGTAGCCATCGGTAGTCGGGTGGAAAACGGTGCAATAGATACCCTCGGAACCATCCTCTTCGTCAATCAGACGCTGGTAGCCATAGACCACCATAACGAGGTCGTTGTCATCGGTAATTGGCAGGCGGGTGACATTCTTCTGCTTCTCGCCGTCAAGGTACATGCTGTCCTTGCCACGGAGTCGGTCGATAGCGTTCTCGACCCAGTCCTCGTCCCAGCCCTCGTTGGTGACCTTCTTCTCCAGTTCTTGGGCTGTGAGGAAGGTTCTCCAGAAAATGTATGGTGACCGCTGCGGGTCGGAGACATAGGGCGGCAGAATGACCTCCCCGTCCGGGGCGCAGGAATGTACGACCGGGCGATCCACGGTTACCCTAGGAATGGGTATTTGGGCCTCTCCCTTCGTTCTGAGGTCTTTGAGTGCCTTTCTGGCTCTCTTCCCCGAAAGTGCAGGGAAAGCCTGAGAAATCAATCCTAGGGCCATTTCTGTGGCATTCTCGTCCATGAGCAGATCCACCATCTCTGGTGCGGCCTGCGCGATCTCGTCGAGCGTCATGGTCTGGAGGTAGGTGCGGGACTCCCGCTGCCACCCCACATAGGAGATCATCAAACCCTTTTCGAGCAGGTAATTAGCCCCCAGTTCCATGCTCTCGCGGAAGTTGGGGATGTAGGTGCTTCTCATCCACTTCAGGAAGCCGCTGACCATCGCCGCCCTCGGCATGGATGCCATGCTGGTCGGAAATGCCTTGATGTGGGAGCGTTGGAGGGCTTGGTCAAACAATGCCACATAGGTATCGATCCGCTCACCAATGACATTTACCTCTTGGTCGGAGGCTCCCTCCCACGGGAATGCGTTAGCACCGTGCTTGCGGAGGTCGTCACTCTTACCCGGCCAAATGTTCCGCCGCTCGTCGTAGCTGCGGAGGCAGGTCTGGAAGTACTCGTCGAGGTCTATGAGTGCGGTGTCGTAGGCATAGGTGAGCGCACCCACATCTGGCTCCTTGTCCAGATAGATCAACGATTCGCCTTCTAGGGCTTCTGAGTCAGTTTCCATGGTATAATTCGTAGGTGTCGGAGTCTAATTTCCTGTTGATTTTAATAGTCTTGTGGAGCAGTCGCTGGGACATGCGGCTGGGAACTTCGATGGCAATGCGATTCCCATCCAACCCTGCATATACATACCGCGGGTTAATTGCTAGTCCAATAACCGCGACCTCCAGTGGCTCAGGGGTTGGTTCTGGGGCGGGAATGACAGCTTCCGCCTGTGGCTCCACCTTTGGCGCAACCTTCTTCGCCGCCTTCTTTGCTGCTTTTTTCTTTGTTTTCATGGTTAGTATCCTCCTGTGCCTTGTCTAGTTACAGCTATATGTGACCCGTCCACATGGTCAATGCCAGAGATTGCGGCGTAGCGCAGGACATCTATCGGGTCTTTCCAAGCTTCTTTCAGCCCCCCATCACCCGTGTACTCGGACAGGGCTTGGATGATGTTCTCACATTCCTCGCTGACATAGAAATGCGGTCGGTTGACCGAATCTGACGGTATAGTTACATTCCAAGACATTTTCCCGATCAAAGCTTGCAACCCATCGTCGATTTCCAAGCCGGGGGCGGGTATGCACACGATGCCCTCGTCGTTCAAATCCTCGATAATGCTACTAGCCCCATCTGCTGACTGGTACTTTGCCGCCCCAAGTCGGGGGTCAATGAGACGCTCTAAAATCTCCTCGTCACCCTCTAGGTCTTTTATCAGTTCCACATAGTCGCGGATGCCGTATCCCTGCCCCTTTGCGCCATCGCCCGCAACCCACTTGCCCCCTCGCCACTCTGCCCAGTCACCGACATCCACGCCCGGCCATTCCCTGTAGACCCAGAATGTGCCAGTAGCGTCCACGGCAATCCAGCACATGAACCAGTTTTTTGCACCAGCAGGATCGACAATATGGTAGCGCGTCACATTTTTCGTTGGAATAGTGTCGGGGGATACCACATTAACCTCCTTGTTGAACTTGGGAAATTTGGTGGCGTGGGACTTAACTGGAACCCCGTACGCACGAATTAGGATCTCCTCCCTAGGACGACCTACCAGTGTCTCCTTAATTCGCTCGTAGCCACCGAAAGGGTTGTCCTGTGAGTGGAAGTAATGGACGCTGGCATTGCGCTTCTTACTCCGCTGGACATAGGGGACAAGCTCGCCATTTAGCAGTTCAGCCTCGCGGCTCTCTATGCTGGTGGCTCCATCCAAATACTCTTTGATCACCTCCGTGTACCCGTCAATCGGGGTGAAGGTCAGCAACAGCTTTGCGTTGCGGGTTGCAAGTCGGAACCGCAGGGTATTTATAAGCTCAGGGCCAAGCAAGTACTCGTCGAGCCATACGCCGATGTTGTGCCATTGGGGGTCACGGCTACCAAGCTCTGCGCCTTCTAGGATAGTGGGGTTGTTCTGGTACTGGGAGTAGGTCTTGAAGATGATCTGGGATCCATTGGGGAGGATGAGAGATGAGTCGGTGAATCCGTTTTTCTTCGTGTAGGAAATGTATGTCCCGGAGGATGTCTGCTTCGTGCGCAATTCGGCTGGCAACCAATCCCACACGGCACTCTGCTGCTGGCGAATGCTAACCTCGGATGTCTGCGCAAAGCACATGATCTCAGCATTAGGGTTCTCTATAGCCGCACGCACCACAGAGAATGCACCCCACTGCGTCTTGCCGCTGCGGTTGCCGCCCAGTGCCACAATCTCGTTTACCTCCTGCAGCTGATCCTCTGCCTTCGCCCAGTGGGGGAGTCGGAAGCCAAAGCGATACGGGTCGCGTTCTGCGTTGTCCACAGCCTCATGGTAGACCCTGTGCAGAGCAATAAGCTCCTCTGGCTCCATGAGGGAGATTTCCTCATCGGTCGGCGGGGAAAGTATCTGGTGGGTACGCCACTTCATGCGACAATTTCAGCCTCGACTGCCTTCGCCTTCACCTTGCTGGCGATGCGAGATTTAGCCTCTGCGATCATCTTAGCGGCATCGTCGATACTCGCACCCTGCCTATGCTCGACCACCGCGGTAGCCATGCCAGAGAGCTGCATGGACTTGTCCGTTAAAACACCCACGGTGATTGCCAGTCGGTCCGGGGAGATGTTCTTGAGTTGTTCGGGATCGTCGGACAACTGGTCTGCCTTCGCAAACAGCAGGTCGGTGTAGGTCTCCGCCGCCATCGCGTACTTCTGGCTAAACTCCTTCCGCTTCGTCTCCAGAGTGTCGCTGTGCCGCCACATGAGCGACCTCACGGTGTCACGGGCAAGCCCGGTGATCTCGGAGGTGCTTTTGATGCTCTTACCCTGTGCGAGCAGCCAGAGGCACTTCGCAGCCGCCTGTGGGTTCCAGAACTCCACACGCTGCCTGTTGCCGTGTTCCTCGGCTCGACGCATGACCTCTGCAAACCATTCTTGATCTGGTTCTGCGGTTAGTTTCTCGCTCATGGTGATTAGTTTTACTTCAGCTTTGCGGCGTTTGCAATAGCGGAAGCGTCACCTTTTGCGGTAGACTTCTTCTTGGGTTTCTTGGTGTTTCTTTCCGCTTGAATTTGCTGATATGAGCGATACGCCTCTGGATTTCCAGAACCAAACTGTTTAGCTCGATTGCTTTTAGTTTTTTGGGTTCCCTCGCGCAATATTAGAGGTTTGGCACTTCCAGTAATATCACCAGTTAAAAGCTTATCAAGATTGATACCTGTAACCATTAGCGGCTGCGCTCCAAGCCTTCCCCCAACTTTCTTTTTAGCAAACGCCCGTGGATCTGTTGTAAGTTTTGCTACATTGTGCATTTCCGACAGCGTAGCTTTTTTCTTAAATTTAATCCTCCAAGGATACGCCTTGTTTAATTCTGGTTTGTGTTCTGGAGTCGAACCATCGTACTCTGCAATAGCATACAGGTCTCCAAGTTCAGCACCTTCAAACTCTGGTTGGCGATATTCTTTTGCTGCTGTCTCTAGATCAAGACCAAGTTCAACAAGCTTTTTGTATTTAATAGGAAGAGTTTTTGCCGTCAGCTTACTATAGAACATAGGAGCTGCAGCCCAAGGAATTTTATTGAAATAGTTTGATAGATCATCTGCGCTTTCAATCATTTTAGCTGCGTTGCGCCAGTCAGTCTTAACATTTTTGCTGTTTGAATTTATAATGCGCTTCATTGCCTGCTTGATATGATCATTGGCCAATCCTTCGCTAATCTCGCCAGTTGAAACAAGATATTTCCACTTTTCAGCATATGCCTTTCTGGCATCAAGCGAGTTGAGATGGTTTGCGGAACCTAGAGATGCAAGACCGATAAGTGGTTCTCCATCTTTTTTCCATCTAGTAACAAACGCATCTGCTGCGGCTTTGTCAGTAAATGCCCATCCATCATTATCTAGATATCCCGGCCCACCTTTAAAGCTTGCTGTGTAATCTCCGTATTTGACATCACCAACAAGAGACAAATCAGAAGTTAACACTTGCACGCGCTTGCCTTTGAATGCTGACAATTTTTCTACTGGTTCTGGCAGGAATCGCATCTGACCAGTTTTTGCTGGTTGATTGATCACAGACATTGTTTCTGCTGGAGGAGCAGGTTTAGTAACCTTGAATCCAATGTCTCCATGACTTGTGCGAACAATCTTTGCGTATGGCAGTTCCTGCTCAATCAACGCACGGAGGCTTTGTGCGGTGTATCCTTTCTGGAATGTTCCCTTTTGCGTGACCACTTCGCGTGGGCCTACAAGTTGAGTTTTTGGATTATCAAGCCTGTTCTTGATATTGTTCCATCCCATAACATTTATAAACGCAGATCCACCGGGTTTAAGTTTGCTGTAAATCTGATTTACAATCTGCCTACCAGTGTCTTCTGGAACAACATTTAACACAGCATTGTTGATAATGATGTCTTTGCTGTTATCTGGTATCTGGTTAATTGCATCTTCACCTTCGTAATCTGGAGCAACAACCCGTGTTTTTTTGTTAGAAAATGGCTCGTACCCTTCAACATTGAAACCAACTTTTTTACCAATTGCCTTCATCGCCTTTGTGCCGATTCCTCTCCCTGCGGAGAAATCCAGAACCTCCATGCCCTGCGTTGCATTAGCTTTTACGATGGACTCGTAAGTAGGCGCGGTGGTTGCGATCTGTGTCTTTTCAGATGCCTCTGGTGAATAACCAACCTTGGACAAACTATCCCAAGTAGACGGACGCATCTTTCCTCCTTCTTTATCTGGGATATTCTGGTTGATTGCCTTGCCATCACCCTCTGGCATATACCGCATATCCCTACTCCCCACATCAAACCGCTTGCTCAACGGGATGACATTGCCAGAGTCGTCGCGGGTGATGGGGTCGGCGGATTTGATTCTTGTTGCATTTGTGATTGCTACTTCTGTTCCGTCTTCTGCATTATTTGGAATATAATCTACTTCTGGATCAATCGCCAAATATGCGTTAATTTCACGAGATCCATATCCTTGTTTGAACCCCTTGTCTTCAAGCATTTTGGTTAGTTTCCTAATTTTAGGCCCATCAACCGTAAAGAAAGCTGCTGGTTTTCTAAATTTAATGTTTCCACCAGACGCTGAGTCAGTTTTAGATAAATCAAAAACATTGAATTTGTCACTATTAGTGCGATGAAAAGCACGAACACTATATCCAGCCCTCATCGCAGCCTCATCCACCATCCTCTGCTGCGCCTCCACATCGCCAGACTCCACAGCTTTCATGTAGTCGGAGTCTAGTTTCTCTGGCATGAAGCGGGTTTGCGCCTCTGGCTCCATCCACCCGATAGCATCTGCTGAATACGAGTCCAGCATCGCCTTGGATGTGATTGGGGTCAGCTTCTCATCCATCTCGTTGAGAGCAAACATCCGCTTGCCGTCTGCCCACAGACCTTGAGCCTCCTGCTTGTTAGCTACGGGGTTGAGGTCTTCTGGGGAGATGCCCGAGGGCATCTTCCTTGCAACATCAGATTCATTGCTTTGAGACATATATGACGGAATGGTTTCACCGCCTATAAACTTTCCAACATCCTCAATGTCTTCTAATTTTATCCGATCCCAAGTTCTGATGTATTGATCTCCAGCATAACCATGCAAACTTATGTTTGATGGATTTATTTTCAACAATACTGAGTTGTCACCAATTGGAGCATATGTTACAGCAGATAGTGGTGAAGATGCCATGTTGACACCTTCTTTTTTGGATACTGCATATCTTTGATCGCTATCAAGATAACCTTGTTCTTGAATTCTATCCCAATCTTTCTGGGTGACCGATCTGAATAATGGCCCATCTGACTCCACCCTAAATGTATCTCCTAACGGAGTTTTAGTTGGCTCATTGGTGAGCCTTTTGATTTGTGTTGCCTCTGGCATCGCTCGCTGGGCTTCTGGCATGCGGACTTGGCTTACTGCCTCGTAGCTAAACGGCATTGCTGCGTATTCCTCTGGGGCCATTGGGACTGCCTTGCTGACGCGATCTGCGCGGTAGGTGCGGTAGACATTGTCCTTGCTCTTAATGCCATCCTCCAGAAGCATGGGGTTTAGGACTGCCTGCTCCTTTTGGTTGAGCAGACCGAACATGGTGTTGATGAACTTCTTGCGCTCATCGGCCTCGACCGCGCCATACTTTTGCTTGAAAAACTCAATGCTGTCCAAGCCTTGCTTGTGGTAGTCCATCATCGCCTGCGTGTCGCGCAGGATTAAATCCACATTGCCACCATACAGCTTCTTGCCACGCCTGTCCTGTGAGCGTTTCTGGATATTCTCATGAAGCTTGGTTACGGACATAAGCCCGAACAGCAAGTTGCCGTCCTTGGAGATGGTGGCAGCGACTGGAACCGTGTCGCGTAGAGTCGCGCCCTGCGGCTTGTAAACCACCTTCCCAGCCTTGTTGCGGGTAGTAGCAGGGAAGTTGATCATGACAACGCGATCTCCAGCACCCTTGCGGATCAGCTTGTTCATCTCGCGGATGATACGCTTCTGCTCTGGGTTGTACTTGTTCTTGGCGAACATCTCGGTGAGGACATCGTTGGACAACCATCCGGGCTGGAATTGCCCCTCGTCGTCCACATGCGCCTCGCCCTTTTCTGGGGCATAGTTCTCCGCCCTCTTCCTCCGCATAACCTCGACCGCAGTAAGCCCTGCAAGCGCACGCGAAAGCTCTGTAGCCCTATCCAGTGCCACAGGCTTGCCGTCCTTCATGATCGGCTTGTTAGCATCGTCAACCTGCACAAGCGGGTGAAGAAGCTCGGCATCAATGCTGTCAGATGGGTTTAGCAGGATCGGCGCACCAGAGTCTGGCTTGTCGCTCATGAGAGGATCAAACTGCCCCGGAACAAGCCCTGCACTGCGCCTGTTCATGTCGCGGAACATCTTGTTGGTGATCGGGTCACGCTTGACACCCTCTGCGTCTAGGATGCCGTTTCCGGTCACCCAAGCGCCATTCTTGTCGATCATCCCGCCGCTCTTGAAATGGAGGTCTTTGAGGACTGGAATCCTCGGCAGGACGGTCTCAAGGATTGATCCAAGCTTGCGCCTAGCAGCACCACTAGAGGCAACCGCGCCAAGCTCACCACTTTCAGCCATTGCTGCGTATTGGTCAGCGTGCTTCTCGATGAAGTACTCCACCGCAATCTTGTCGAGCGGGTAAATGGCATCCCTTTCGGCGTTGGACATACCCTCGACACCAAGACGCTTGTAGTAACCATCGCGGAATGCCTCAAAATTAGGGTCTAGCTTGCCATCCCTAGAACGAAACAATCCACCAACCGTGTTGTTCTTGGTGTCACCTAGGAACAAGGCAGAGATGCCGGGTTCCATGTTGTTCTTGATGACCGTGTGGTGGAGCGTTTCGTGTGCAACCAGTGCCTTAATCGGGTTGGTTGAATTAACATTGATAACTGCCGTGTTGGTGTTGGGGTCGTACCTACTATCACCAGAGTCTTTAAAGGTGTAGTTGAGAGTTGGATTTGCAATGGCGTAAGTGGAAATAGCCCTGCGA